CTATTTACCTTCCTTTATAATAAATTCATTTTTAAATTTAAATGTTCTATTACCAGTCATTATGATGCTATATGTTGGCATTTCTTCAACAACCGTAAAATACGAATCCCATAAATAGAACGGGAGTTTATCCCCGTCCATATCTACAGCACCTCTCACTACTTTAACCTTAACCATTACTACTTTACACCTTTCTTAAGTATTTTCCAGACACCCAACCACTAGGAATTCTAGCCCATCCGTTCGACCATTCTTTAACAGTTACTCTTGTACCTTCGTTGATACATCCGTCTTTATCATAATCATGTTTTTTTGCATCTTCAGTTAATTCATTATATGTTTTTCTTCTAAAGTTTTCTCCTGGACCAGTACGAACACTTAAATCACTGGCGGTTACTTCATAAGTCCCTAAATTTTGTGCTACACTATCTTGAACTTTGCAATATTGTAGAGATACCCATCCTTCACCTGTATAGCCCCAACCATTTTCCTCTTTAGAGATGGTTAATTCTGTACCATTGGCATAAGCCTTAACCTTTGCACCGTTTGGAGCATTACGACAGTTTACACCGCTTGGCGTATCGACTTTAACTTTATAACTAACCCCACTAGGCTCTTGTGGAACCTGAACAGAATTATCATAATCAATATCACATAACCATAATATATGTGTGAATTTTCTGTTTGCTACTTTTGTTTTAACTGTACCATATGCACTTCCACGAGCTTCGATACATTCTCCATTTCCGATATAAATACCAATATGTCCTTGTTGCCATAAAGCACAACCAGCTACTGCACCGTTTATATTGCTGATAGGTTCAATGCGTGTAGCAGTTTCTTTATATTGACTAGATCCTCTTACTTTACCAGTGCACCAGCTAATAAGTCCGCTACAGTCAGTACACACTGTTCCGATTTTTCCTTTTTCCTTATTATATGTAAGATATTTTGGATAGCTGTTAGCTAACGATCTTAATTTAGAATCTGTTAATACAGCTCCTTTCATCCCGTATACATAGTTAGTACCTAATTTAGATTTTGCGAAATTTACTAATTCATTTGCTGTTTTTGACATAAATAAAAACCTCCTTATTTAAAAGTAGGCTCAAGGCTCATTACTTTTTTAATTCATCAATACGATGATGTGCTGATTTTAGGCTGTTTTCTACAACAGCCATACGTTCGACTACAGAATTATGTTTTTCGACCTCCTTAGTCAATTCATCAATTCTATAATTCATCAACGCATTTGATTTGTTATTACTACTCATTGTTGCTATTACTGATGGGATAGCAACGCACAAACCACTTATAATAGCGGTAACTACTACATCGCTCATACAATCACCTACTTAACTGGTTTGTCATATTGTTGAGCACGTTCGGAATCACTAACCCCTTGAGTTGTAGGATCAACAACAACTCCCAAAATAACAAGTAATGCAAATACGGCATTTACTACAGCTAATAACTTATTACCTAAATCGCCAAAATCTAGTGTATAGCCAAACACCGCTCCCACTACCTGAATAACTAACAAAACTGCTGGAATAACACTCAGCCAAAATTGTTTGTTAGCAATTCTTACTTTCCAATTAATCTTCATAACAGTTTCCTCCTTAAATTTTATTAAGTACAGCTAATACATAGCCTTCCTTGATACCTTCATCATTAATAATCTGTTTAATCTGCGTTAACTGTGATTTCGAAGTATAACTAACTTCTTCTTCGACAGTTTCGATTTCTCTAAATAAAATATAATCGTTCTGCTCGTAATCATTTTGTTTTATAATTTTGTAATTTGATTCCAAAAGTTCACTAAATTTACTTGCTGTAACATCTAATTCATGTGTTTTAATCATAATTCATACCTCACCTTCGTTATTTGTTTATATAAAATACTTTAATCTCAACATTAGTATTAAAAACACCCAACATTCCATATTTATCATTTACAATAAAAGTTGCTATGGAAACACTAAAATAATATCTGTTGTTCATAACAAATGGAGTAACACTGTATGTTATATCATTTGTAGGATAACAGCATAGTACCACGTATTTTGTAGCATCTATTTCTGTCGCAAAAGCTGCACCACTGCCCGTATTCCCAGAAACTATAATTTCTCTAACTTTAATTTTATCTTCTATAGATACATTATCATTTGTTACGATTGAATTTGCTTTAATAAACAACTTTCCAACTTTATCTTTTATAAATTCTATATTTTTACTTGTTCTTGCCATATTTTTTACCTATATTTCCACTTCAACAGTTTCAACCAGTTCAAAGACGGGCTGTTCTGTATCGTCGATTAAAAATCTTCCATATACATTTAAATCATACCCAATTTGAAATTCTCCTTCTTTATTGCAATAGCGTCCCCAGCCGACACCGTTTTTGTGTGGCGGAGCATTGAATATAACTTTGCCAATACCTATTTCATGTGTTACTGAAACTGTATTTCCTACATTGTCTGTTATTGATACTTCTACCTCGTGTGTTGAGCGTAGCGGATATGTCCCAAATACATATCCTTGTCCACTGTTAAACGCAGTTGATTTACTTGTATTGTTGATTTTTATACTTTTAGTTTTTATTGCATTCCCTGTTATAATACAATAAGTAAATGTAGGCTTAACATAAATGTAAGTACCCTTGATTATATCTTTAGTTCCCGAACTGTCGCATCTGTATGTTTCAAACGTTAATGTCGGCAATGTATAGGCAGTAACCGTGACTTTAACCGTTTTACTTGCTGTTCTTCCTCGACTGTCAGTAATCGTTGCAGTGAATGTTATATCACCGCTTTTATCAACCACACCAGTGGTATATGTATTTTTATCACCACTATAACTGTAATCTCCACCACTAATACTGTAAGTTTTAATAGTACTTCCATATACTCCTGATGCCCCGTTAATTGTTAATTTAATACTTGATTTTCCTTGCAGATAGAGTGACCCAAATGGATTTACTGCACTTGCTGTTACACTTGTAAAAGTCGGTACCACAGTGTTCTTTGCATTTGCATTAAAATTATATATTTTATCACCTACAATAGATCCACCGTTCCACGTCCTAACAAGAATACGTCCAGCACTCCCTGCTGAATTTGGGATTCTATTCAGCCATTCCAAAGGAGTTTGAAAAGTGTAGCTTGTTCCTACATTAGTCGCCACTTGTGTCCATGTTCCGGCCACAAAATCATGATATACAGAATGAGTAAATGAACTTGATTTTCTGCTTATATTAACAGTCAGATTATCACCAATATATCCGCTATAGCTAATACTTGCATCACTTGCTCTAGGAATAGTAGATAAAGTATGATTATAGCCCTGATCTGATGCTGTGAATTGGCTGTGATCTATTCGTGCGCTTACCCAGATTGTCTTTGACCCATCACCATCATGTGGAATCCAAACATCCCATGTACCTAAACGAATAGCTGAGGAAGTTATTTTTTGCGAGCTTGTGATTCCAGCTGTATATACCGTACCGTTGATTCCGCAATATACCGTACCGCTACCATAAGTAGTATAACCTGTATTAGTACGCCACGCATCAACCCATACACGGACTAATGAGCGGTTATTGTCTATATCGATTTGTAATTCTTGTGAATTCAAGGAATATACGATATATTTATTACTTGTTCCAAAAGTTGCCATTCACACACCTCCTAAGTTAATGTCAGACCATCAGTAGCATCATAATTCCAGCTGAATGTTCCGATATTTAATTTTGTCATTACAATGGCATATTCAATGTTAAGCTGTTGATTTGACAGATATGCTATTCTGCTTCCATTTTGATAGAATCCTAATTCCGTATTAGATAATTTAACAGCAAAGGGACTGTTACTTGCACCCAACTCCAATACTCCATTTTCAAAACGTGCCCACTGTGAAATTTCTTCTTTCGTAGCCAGACCACTTATATTGTCGGTAATACTTTTAATACTGTTTGTAACCAGTGATATAGAACTAGAATTTTGAACAATCTGTGATGATAACTGCTCTATCAAAGTTGAATTGTCAGTAGTGGTAGTCTGTAGTTTTTCAACCAGTGTAGTCAGCGATTCTTTAAGCTGGTTGATCGCAGAAGTATATTCAGTGGTAATATTCTGCTTCATATCATTGATATTACCAGCAAAATCATTAGTCACTTCCCATGTAGTACCGTTCCAGTATTTTAGAAGATTATCAGTTGTATCAAACCATAACTTAGTTTTATCACTAGGTGCAGTAGCACTACGAACCGTACCATCTGTACCGTCATAACAGTCTGTTAATGTTATAAGCGCATATGCTTTAACAGCCATAAACTATCCCTCTAACTGTGCTGTATAAGTCGCTTTATTATCAACATCACCAGCGTTAATCGTTAAACTAGAACCAGTTGCTACAGCTGTTGAACCACCATCTTTGTACCACTTAATCGTTCCTAGTGCAGTTAATGCACTGCCAGTAACTTCTACCCCACCCTTAAATACGCGAGCTGTTAAAGTTGTTGCGATAGCAGTATTTTTAAAGATAACTCCATTTGAAGATTTGATTGCCATAGTGATCGAATCTGCACCATTAGCGCCATTTCTTGAGATAGAATACGATACTGCTGTTTTATTGTCTGAATAGGTTACGGTTGTTCTAGTCCATACGTATTGACCGGGGTTCCCAGCAACTGGTGTACTAGACCATGAACCAGTTGGTACAGTAGTTCCGGAATTACTTGCCTGATATTCTGTAACCGTTGATTTAACTGTAACACTCGTACCATTTGTACCGTTTGTAGGATTTCTTGACACACTGTATGCTGTAGTAGATTTACCATCACTATAGGTTACTACTGTTTTTGTCCATAAATACTGTCCTGAAGGAACAGAAGGAATTGCGGTTGTCCATGAACCGTTTGGCGCAGTCGTTCCCGAAGTACCAACTTGATATGTTATGCTTGTATTCGATACTGTAACACTTGTACCATTATTTCCTTTAAATGCTATCGACCAACTGAATACTTTTTCAATTGTAACATCTTCTGTTTTTACCGGAATAATAACACTTCCGCTCTTAGTTAATGCGCTTGTTGCAGTTATCGTTAATGTTGGTTCTGGTGTTTTCCCATCTGAAACTATACTTAATCCCGTTGGAGCTGTAATATCCCCAACTGAACACACCATTTTATCCGAACCTCTTATAGCAGTTATTTTGCAAGTTAATGACTGAGTTCCTTCTACTGATGTTGTAGTTCCCTGAAACGTATAATTTTCATTACTTAAATGTATTGAATAGCCGTCTGTTATATCGACTACATCTTGCTCTGCTGTTGCTTTTATTGCCATTTACTTATTTCCTCCTAAAAATCTAAAAAGCATCTAAATGTTGCTTTTTCATTTATATCATTTGATGTTAGCGTTAATATAAATCCATTGTCCGTTAATCTAGAATCAGCTGGATCTAACGCTGTAAAGTCTGTTTCCTTAATATGTTTTACTTCCCAAAGTATCTTCGCTTTATCGCCAAAATAATTATACATTTTTTGAGACGTATCTATTATTTCACCAGCCACAAATATTTGAACTGTCATCGTAGTAGACACACCAGTATTTTTAAATATATAGCCATTTGAACTGTCTATTTTAAGAACTAATGCATCCTTGCCATCGATATTAAGCATAAACGTTACACTAAGTTTTTTTGTTGCATTTTTATAAGTTACATAGCAAATATATGTTATATATGGACGTCCTTTAGACATAACATTTTTATTTACTGTTAGGATACCGTTTAAGACACTCTCACCCTCTATTAAATCTGTCTCCGTTCCATTATTATTACGTTTCCAAACCAGTGTGCAGTTATTTAAATCTACATTTAATAATCCATCTAAAACCGCTGGGGTAATAACTGCTGGGGTTTCTTCCCAGTTTGGTACATAACCTTCATCATATGATTGAACTGTATTGACACCAGTGACATCCAAGAAACTGCCTTCTAGATTAGCAATGTCATTATTATCAGTTATGCTTATAGACAGTGTTTTTCTAGTACCAATCGGTAATGTTATTTCACAATAGAAACTGCCGTTAACATTTACATCATCAGGTGTTAATATTATCGAACGTTTCCCTTTGTGACTGTTATTCCAAGCTTTATCGCTTTCGCTATCACTCGATACTCTGTACCAGTTAAAACTAATACTGCTTATGTTGTTTGTTTCATCATTATTGCCATCATATACTTTTGCACTTAATGTAATTGTATCTGTTGGTTTGTTTAGGACAGTTCCACTATTATCTAAGGATACTAGGTATTTTTTAGCTTGTAGCTCCTCTTTTATTTCTTCAAAGGCTTTTATTGTCAACTCGCCTTTTTCGTTTAGGTAAAAGCTAGGATTGCTTATTTCACCCTCTGAATCACGTTTCCCAATCTTAATAACACCCGTCTGTAAATCAAGTTCAAACATTTCACCTTGCAATATACCAGTTGTAATAACATTTGCATTGAAATTACCATCAAGGTCAAAGGCTAAATTTTTAAATGTCTTCCCACCATCTTCAGAATAGCCTAGACCACCGGCTGTAAATCTCCACAAATGTGTATCATCCCTTAATTCAGGAGTATTCATGATAGTCCATCCTGAAGGAAAACCTTCGTCGTTCATATCAATTCTGTAATAACCGCCCTGATTGCCTAAAATTTTATCAGTAGTATTTTTAAAAGCATTTGTTAATGTGGCATACAGCTTATTTAGTTTAATGTCTGTAGGTGACTGATTCATAACTGTATCTATTTCAGTTTCACCTTTGCATGTTATGCTTGATTTCATACCCGTAAGCACTATTGTATGTTCGCTTAGCAGTACATTATGTAAAACACCATTTTTATCTTCAACTTTAACAATATCAGTTATTTCTAAAGCTGGGTTACCTCGCCACTCTACAGTACATGGTGTGTATGTAAAACCTTTAATCCGCTCAAATATACTGTCTAATATTTCTTGTTTCATATACGGATTTTCGAAAGTTATACCGAATCCATTTCCAGCTACCAGTACATTTTCACTATCACCACATGTTAACGAGTTGATTACTATGTCCTCGTCAGTAGTTCTGTTGAAACCGTTCATAAACTGCAAATCATAAGTTATCTCAATACCACAATCCTTGTACCAATATGCGATTAATTTATCGTCTGGATTTATTGTTCCATTACACCCCATTAAGCCCATCATATAGCCTAGGAATTGTTTACACGTCATATTATCAATATATCCATCAATTATAATGTCCGGTATATTTTTTATATCGTGCAAGATATTACACTGGCTACAAATATCATTTATTACATTCGATAAACTATTAGGGTATTCAATATCAGGTATATATGTTTTATTTAAACGATATGTGCTGTCATAAGCTACAACTGTTATAATGTCGCTATTATCTGATTTATCAATCTCAGCTGTGTAATATGTACCCTTACATACATAAACACCATTTACACCACTATAAATTTTTACTGTACTATTTTTTAACGGGATCTTGTTATCAGGCATTTTGAATTTGACAGTTGCTTTATTAGTATTTATTTCACCAATTTTTAAAGTTGATTCGCTACAAGAAATTTCGTCTAAAACAACAGATATGACTTCATTGATTAATTCTGTTGTGCCATTAAAAATAACTTTGGCATTGATAACTCGGTCTTGCGCTGTAACTGATGAATTAAATTCTTCGTTTGTATTAATCATGCTATCTCTACCTTTCAATAAAATTTAAATTAATCGTTTCCCATATCCAGCATTTTTTAACCGCATCATATTTAAATATAGGCATAGTTCTATCACCAACATAAGCAGTTATTGTTTTACGCTTGTTTTCAACTGGATCAGGATATTCTAAAGAAAAGAATACTGGTTCAACTGCTTTAAGTAATTTGCTAGCCATAGCATCTGTAAGACCGTTAAATGTACAAACAATCTTTCGCTTAACTGCTTTTCTATCTCTAAACATTTCTCCGTTTTGATTACGTCCTGAGCCTTCTTCACCGTCTAAATCATAAACTTGAAATTCTAATGAAGAAGGGTTGAAACCTACTCCATTAATTTTAATAACATCGTCCATTTCAATCCCTCCTTTAAATTAGCAACGGACTTTTACCCGTTTGTTTAACTATTCCATTGTTATAGTCCACTACTGATTTTCCAACTGCTTTTTTATCTATTTCAACAGTTGTATGAATCTCAAATTTACCGCCACCACTCATACCAGCCATAGCACTACGCATAGCGTTGTAAACACCACCACTTACTGCACTTACAATTTGATCGTTATTAGCAACTGCTGTTTTCTTACCAATGCGTCCTACTAACTCTGGACCAGCTTCCCTAGCAACGAACATTTGCCCCATATCAGGGAAACCACCGTTGGCAAACTCTTTAATACTGACAATGCCTTCACCACCAACAATTCCATTTACCAGCTTAAATCCATTAGTCTTACTTTTAAATTCAAGCCATGCCACTTTATCTTGTAAAGTTAATCTATTTAACGCATCTAGTTTGGATCTGGCATCAACATCGTCAGATTTAAAATATGCGATATTCTTTTCTAGGTTAGATTTAAATCCTTTACCTATTTCATCACCTTGTTGATCTGTTTTAATTTTTCCAGTCATTAAATCTTTAACTAGATTATCAATATATTCTTGACCTTGCTCACTACCATTTTTTTGTGCTTCTTCCAATTCTTGTTTCCACTGTTTAGCTTGTTTGTCACTACGACCAATGTTGTAATCATCCAGCACTTTTAGAAGCGCATCTTTTTGATTATTAATAAGTTCCTTTTCAGTATCTTTCGCTTTCTTTAAATCATTATACTGCTTTTCTAAACTTTCTTTTTCTTTATCAGTCATCGCATCCCACGCACTGCCTAATTCTTGTTTCATTTTTTCATAGCTTTGTTCGTGAGCTATTGCTTTCTCTGCAAGTTGTGTAATTACAACATTTTTACATTCCTGAGCATTCGCTTTTTCTTCCTCACTCATTAACTCATATTCTTCACCATGACCTTTAATTACGTCATCATATGCCATTAAAGCAGACTTTAATGTATCATATGTCATAGTCACTTCACCACTTTTACCAATGACAGAGCTATATTTACCGGTTAGCAGTTCATAATTTTCTACTAACCCTTTAACTCCATCTTTTTGTAGTGTAGTTTTTGAAATATTAAATTCTTGTGCAGCACTCATTTTTTCTAATGCATCTTTGTTTTCAACTGAAGCTTTGGTTGCATCATCTAAAGTTTCTTTAGCTTTTATAAAAGCATCTATTGCATCACGTTGTTTTGGAGTTAACTGACGTAATACTTTAGCATAATTTACATTTCCGTTTAAAACATCGTCCAAACTGATGCCCATCTCATCCAAAAATCCACTACATTCTTTAGCGATTTTGTTGTAATCATTTTGAGCAAGCGTTAATTTACTTTGTACCTCGCTTTGCTTTGAAAGTGCTTTTGTATATGATTCCTCATTAGCTTGGATAATGTATTTTTGTTTTAACGCTTCGATATTTTCTAAAATTGCTTCCTTTGATTCCAACCATTTTAAATGACCGTTTTCAATCTGCACTACTGTTTCGCCACATATACTATTTAACTCATCGACTTTCCCTTGTGCATTACCAATTTGTTCTACATTACCTTCACCAAGCGAAATAAGTTCTTCATAAGTGTTTTTTATTTTTAAATAATCTCCTAATGAATCTTTGATACCTTCGCTAGCATTTTCATTAAGTTTTCTTTGTTCATCGGCTAATTTTTTACATTCTTCACCTAATGCCTGAGACTGTTCGATTTGTTTTTTGTATTTATTGTTTGTATCATCGGTTGCACTTGCAACTGCCACTAATGCTCCAACAACTAATCCTAAACCACCAACAACCGCAACTAATGGGTTGCTAGCTAAAAACGTTAGTCCAGTGCTCAATAAATTTGATGCTCCAAACGCACTTTCTGCTTTTGTTGCTAAAGAACCAAAACCTAAAGATACCGCTTTAAGAGGACCATCTATTGAATTTAACTTACTTCCAAAACTAATTAATGATGATATAGCATTACTCGCCCCAAAACTTGCACTAGCCCAGTCGCTCATTGCTTGAGTAAATCCAACCGATTTAACAGCACTTACAGCGCTAGGAATTAGTTTTAATGATGTGATTATTGTATTTATTTTTGTATTTGTGCTAACTAACTGGTCTACCTTCCACGCTGTTATAAATGCGCCTACAGCAGTAGTTACACCAGTCATCAATCCCGGAAATTTCTTAAACATACTACCTATTCCGTCTACTGCGCTCGCCAGTAAATCAATAGCTTTCAATACAGTGTTTCCAGCCATTTCTAATAAAGCTGTAGCTACTTTTTCGATTATGTTTATTGTAGGTCTTAACGCATCTAATACCTTGCTTAGCCCTTTAACAGCCTTAGAAAGACTATCGACCAAACTTGGTACTGCTTTTTCAATACTCCATTTAGCTAATGGCTCTAATACATTTTTATACCCGCCATATAGCAGTTTACTAATAGTGGTGCTCAAATCTTTAAACGCATCTGTGAAGTTTACCACACTTTTTACCGCTGGTTTAAAATCCAAAGTATCAGATAGTTTAACAAGATCTCTTGATATATCGTCAATCAATCCCAAGAAAATATTAAATGAATCCCATAGGTTTTGAACTATTTGTGTACCGTTTCCAGCTTCATCCCATGCTGTTCTGAACTGTTTAGCCAAATTACCGACTGTAATATTAATGTTGGTTATGATGCTGAAAATATGATCCATAGTTTCCTCACCAGTTCCATTTTGCCAAACAGTGCCGAAACTTACACCAATACTATCTACCAGTTTTCCTATTTCGGTCCATTGATACTCGATTGAATCAAGTACACCCTTACCGTATTTGTTCCAGCTGTTAGTAACTGGTTTGAACATTTCAGCCATTTTTTTAGCCAAACGTTCCATCATTTCATTTGTTTGATTTTCCAGTCCTTTTAGAAAATCATACTGTGGCAGTTCTATATCACCTATTGAACCTCCGCCACCAGCTCCTCCTGAACCTCCGCTCCCTGAATCACTACTGTCATCAGGTTTGTTTATAATGTTAAGTTCATCAAAGCCCATTAACTGTTTCTTTAATTCTTTTACTTTATCGGCTGTTCCACCTACTGCATCGCTTGCACCGTTAGCGCTATCTTCTACATCGTCTAAAGCCACTCCACCGCCAGCAATACCGCTGTAATCGATTTTAGGCAATTCGAACCCAAAGAAATTAGCTATCGTATTCGCTAGAGCAGTAAGCCACTGTACTGCTATCTGTACATATGGAATAAGTTTGCTTATAAACACACTGGCAATATTCCCCACTGCACGTTTTAGCATTGTAAACTGTTGTGTTAAGATACGAACTGCATTTGCTGGTGTTGCGATTGTACGAGCCATATCGTTGAATACATCAACTTTGCTCGCGTTATTCATTATGGTTATGTAACGCATGATCGCTTGAGTGTTTTGATCCCATTCAGATACTGCGCCTTCAAGTCCATACTTCAAACCAGTCTGTTTAACCATTGCAACACTTACGTTGTTACCATAATCCTTAAGACCTTTGATTTGTCCACTCATCGCCGAATTAATCTTATCGAACGATTCACTAGGATCAACATTCATTAACGATGAATAATCGTATGCTAACTGTGTTAGGTTTTGTGACATGATCTGTGCCTTGTCACTGGCTACATCAAAACCAGTAATAAGGTTATTTAACCTACCTTGAAAACTCATCCATTCACTGGTATCAATCCCCATAGCTCCTTGAACCTTGTTTGCAAAGTCTAAAGCGCTTTGAGTTGTTTCGCCCATTGCAACATTGAATAGGTTTAAGTTTTCTACATATTGTGATGATTCTTCAAAAACACTCGTTAAGGCACCAACGACACCTTGGATTACGAATGTCATAGTTCTAAAACTGGCTACTGATTTACCTAATCGGCTCATTAAGCTACCGCTTGTTTTGCTTGCTTTAGATGCACTTCTTGAATAGCTTTCCATTTGTGTGGTTGCTTTTTTTATGTGCCATGGTAAATTACTAAATGCTCTTCCCAGTTTAATAGAAACACCATTAAGCGGTTTGGTTGCATTTGCAAGCTGTTTCATTTGTGAAGAGAATTTGTTAAAGTCAACTGTATCCAGCTGTTTTGAAATTTCAGGCAGTTTTTTTAACTGATTAAAGAAACTTCCTAAATTTGTCTTACCTAAGTCCTGTAACGGCTGTATTGCGGTTTTTAGTTTGTTAATATCTTCTGTAAACTTATCAAACTTAGTATTGCCTAAATCTGAAGCAATGACTTTTATTTCAGCAATCTGTTTCAATAAGCCAGTTGCACCAGTTTTAAATCCATTTAAGCCCGTAAAACTGCTAACTAACCTATCCATACCGTTAGCCAGCTGTACAAACTGTGCTGTATTTATACTCTTTGTTACAGTACTAAGATTTTTTAATGTGGTAGACAGACTTTTTAGACTGCTTATACCATTAAGATTATTTTTTAAATTTCCTAACGAACCAGCTAATTTGTCTATTTCTCCACTAGCATTACTGGCATTACTCTCTATTTCAATGCTCAGTTTGTCTATTTCCATTGACATTTTAGATAACCTCCTTCCTTAAAAAAATTTAAGGCTCTCGGTCGGCTCATTATTTAAATTGATTTACAAAATTTTTCATCCATACTTCAGCTCTCGCCGATTCTTCTTCTACTAAATCTTCTTTAGCTTTTACTGCATTGAACTGATACGGTTTCTCTGTATATTTTGCTGGTGATTTTCCTTTATCTCTGCACCACACATTATATACAACTGTACTTACAGCATCGTATATGTACATTCCTTGAATCCATGCATCTGTGTTCTTTCGCTCATTGCGCAGTTTGTCAGCTTCTCGATAGTATTTAGCAAGTGAAGGGTCGTTTTCCCAAAACTGCTCATATGTCATTCCAATACTTAAATAGAATGGAAAAACTTCGTAAAACGTTTCTGTAAATGTTTTTGAGGACGGTTCTTCTAAAATGTCGCCGTCCACTTGATCGCGTTTTTTTCTGTACTGTCCTCAAATAAAGTATTTAATGTTTCCATTGCCATTTCACTTAATTTGTTGTACATTTCGTTTTTATCAGTAAGCAATCCAAACATTTCTTCAATTAATTCCTTTGACATACGTTTATGATTTGCAAAGAAAGCATATTCAAATAATTTAGGTAAGATTGTAACTGGTTTTTTATCTAATTCAGTTAAATTAATTCCATCTGCTTCCATTTTTTCTAATGTTTTTCTTGTGTACTCCAATGTGTAATCCTTATCTTTATAAGTAAAATTAATAACTTTTGCCAT